CCACCACAGCCCTAATCGCCCACAAGGCGGAAGTAGCTGCAGAGTTCCTAGACAAGGTTAAGACTTTCTGGCGGTCAACTCCGGAAGTACTGCGTCCACAGATTCACTTCAACTCTAAATTCGAAATGTCCTTCCCTGCGTTGGATTCGAAGATTATGGTTATGTCCGGGGATAACGTAGGTCGTGGATTCACGATTCACAACGCCCTGCTATCCGAGATGGCCATGTGGGAGAAGCCTGAAGAAATGATGAACGCTATTGAAAACGCTGTTCCTGTTAATGGCCAGATTGTTATCGAGTCTACTCCTATGGGTGTCGGTAATCTCTACCACCGAATGTGGGCTAACCCTGATAACGGCTACGTAAAACTAGAGTACGGTTGGTGGTGGGAATATAGCAAGGAAGAAATCGAAACCATTCGGAGGCGTATTAATGACCCTCTTCGTTTTGCCCAGGAGTACGAGTTGGAGTTCCTATCATCAGGACGCCAAGTCTTCCACCCTCATCTCATACAAAAAATCCAGAAAAATATCCTTAAAGTTGGTGATGAAGTAAAGATAGACGAACACAATACTCACACTGTATACGAGAGACCAGACAAACTACGTATCTACAAACCTCCAGTAGATGAGGAGTTATATGTATTGGGAGCTGACGTCGCTGAAGGTGTAACAGGAGGTGACTTCTCCACCTGCATCATCTATCACCGTAAGACAGGAGAGGAAGTAGCCTTCTTCCGTGGACACATGCCTGCAGACAAGTTCGGTGAAGCCCTGGATGGATGGGGGCGCCTGTACAATCAAGCCCTTGCAGTAGTTGAGATTAACAACCACGGACTCACAACAGTCACTGCAATGAGAAACAAAATGTACCCACAGATGTACTTTAGACAGAAGCAGTATGATAAGGTCTCCAGTGGTATGTCAGACCGACTAGGATGGAAGACAACCAAAGTCACTAGACCACTTATGATTGACGACTTTGCTGAAGCCTTGCGAGATGATGCCATTACCCTTCACTCAGAGGAGATTATGAACGAGATGGTTACCTTCATTTTCGACCTAGGCAACAACATGGTCTCTATGTCCGGGTTTCATGACGACGGAATCTTCTGCGGAGCGATTGGCTTCCAGGGATTCAAAGTTATGTATGCCGGGGAGCTCGACCAACTCAATTATGAAGCCCATTTACCCTCAGGAACCGCATATTAAGTTGGTACTGTGTTAATATTTTAGAAACTTTCACTTATGGCCAGAAAAAAAGACCCAAAAATGTATATTGCTTCCGATTACAGCAAAAAAGAGGAGCAAATACACAAACTTTTTGATTTACAGCTCGAAGATGCCCGTCGTTACTTCATGAATGTGACCAAACCACGCTTAGACCGTGCTTATAAACTATATATTGCCTACACAGGTGACCGACAGAAGGAAATCAAGTCATGGCAGTCAAACATTTTCGTGCCTTACGTCCAGTCAGTGGTTGAAACCCTGATGCCACGTATTCTGGATGCCCGACCGGAGTTCCAAGTAATGGGTCGCACCGAAGAAGACCACCTAAAGTCACAGAAGCAAAACATGTTGGCCGAATACTTCTGGGAATTGGCTAAGATGGACCAAACCACAGAGGACTTCACCCGTGCAGCCCTAATTTTTGGTACCGGCTACCTGCAAGTATCATGGAAGAAAGATGTCCGTAAACAAAAATTCCTAAAAACCAAGGATGTAAATAAAAAAACGTACGAGTATAAAGAAGAAGAACGGACATTCTATGATGCACCTTATTGTGAATGGGTAGACAACTACAACCTATGGTATGACTGGCACAATACTAAGAGAGAACACAAACAGTACTGGTTCAAGCGACTAATCCTTACAGAGGGAGAACTACGCCGACGATACCCAATGGCTGATGAGAAGAGACTACAAATGGCTATGCACTCTGGCCCAGGTGACCTTACAGACCACGCATCCGTACGAGCAGAGGTAAAGACAACCCATGACCGTATCAGTAAAGGACGCCAATGGACCCCGACTGACGCCACAGAGAAGTACAACAATGCAGACCACTCACAGATGAAGCTATTCGAGGTATTTGAGTGGTGGAGGCCGTTTGATGATGAATATGCCGTAATGGTAGGTCAAGGACACGTACCATTGTTTAAGGGAGGCTCAATGCCAATTCCTTTCGACTTTAAGGAGGCTCCATTCATTGAAACAACCTATTTGAAGGTACCAGGAGAGTTCGAAGGATACGGGCTACCACTCATCCTAGAGAACCCGCAAATCATGTTGAACCTAATCAAGAACCAACGACTTGATGCGGCTACCTTGAACATTCATAAGATGTGGATTGTGAACCCGCTAGCCAACATTAATAAGAACGAATTGGTGACCCGGCCATTTGGTATCATTTACTCTATTGACCCTCAGGGAGTCCGGGAGGTTCAATTCTCTGACGTTAAATCTTCTGCCTACCAAGAAGAAGACCGACTCAAGGGTGACATGCGTTACTCTTCTGGTGTCGACGACTTCTCCATGGGTGTAGGGGGTCAGGGCGTCTCTGCTACAGAGGTTCGCCACCTCCGGGAATCCACACTAGAACGTGTGCGTCTATTCGTGAACCACTTAGGTGATGCTTACGCTGATGTACTCCGATACTGGATGGCTTTGTCTGAACAGTTGATGGATAAAGAAATGACTATCCGTATCATTGGAGATAACGGAGAAGAACAATACCCACTAATTGCTAAAGACGACTTGAAGGGGATGTTCGATTACCGAGCCAAAGTACTACCTTCAATCGCAGGTATGGCGGACGTCAACAAGAAACAAGCAATGGACCTCTTCCAACTTATTTCACAAATCGACCCACAATCAACCGGAGTCGACATCCGAAAACTACTACAGAAAGTTCTTGGAGAATGGGATTGGACATTGGATTCTATTTCAACCAACCCAGAAGAGGAAGGAGTTACCACCGGGCAAGAAGAAATGGACCCAGCAATGATGGAAGCTATGCAGCAGGGTGGTATGATGCCACAAGGCCCTGGAGGTATGGAACAGATGATGCAAGCGGGAGCACCAGGAGGCGCACCGCAACCAGGAGCTGAAGGAGGGGCCCCAGTAAACCAAGATATGTCGCGAGTGCTATCTATGCTACGGGGACCAGAAGAGATTCCTGAAACTGGTATGGGAGAACAAGCTAGTGGAGGAGGAACAAACCTACTTAAAACAGTTGGACCGCCGCCAACAGTTCCTGGGCTCCCACCAACAGGACAAGGTGGTCCTGGCCCAGCTAGGAAGAAAACTAACCCTGCCGGCTTTAGTCGAAATGGGAAGGTAAACACAAATCTGTCTTCAGGGAATAACACAACCCCTGAAGCACAAATTCTTAACCGTTCATTCAATATACAATAATTATGGAAGACGAAAATGTACACCCACAAAGTTACTTCACACGAGAAGTAGAAGCGAAGATGGCCGACCTCACAGATGAGGATATGCTAAGAAGTTTACGTAATCTGGAACAGTCCGAATATTGGATTGCTATCCTGCGTTACAATCAACAACGACTAAGCCAAAGCCAATCAGCTATCTTTGTTGCCGACCCAGTAAAAGACCCAACAAATATCTCACGACACCAAGGCATCATGCTTGGATTGTCTGACCTACAGAATGCTGTAGTGATGCTAGTTCAAGAAGCTGAACGAACTTCAAGGGAGAAGGAATCAGTGTCTAAGGAGCAAAAGAAGAAGTAGGACTATTGTAGAATAGTCACATTAACAGTTATCGTTTTGTTTATGTACAACAACCTTAAAAAAGCAGGCAAGAAAATGATGTCAACCCAGAAAGGAGGGGCAGCAAAGAAGAGCATGCTGAAAGACACGATTCGTCGAGTCAAAAAAGAACAGATTATGGACCGGGGGCCGATGTCTCAAGGGCGTAATTCTAAGTTCAACTAATTAGTAACTTAAGACATTTATTATGGCAAAAAATGCAATTGACAGAAGCCTCGCGGCCAAATACAAAAAGAATGGCGGAGGATTCAAAGGTCGCCTCCGAACCCTGAGGAACGGGGCCTACTCGGCCGCCGACAAAGTGAACAAGATTACTGGTGGTGAAAACCTGTCTAAGTATTTTGGACAGAAATTGGCTAAAATGATGGTAGCTCCGGAAACGAAGAAGTATGTATCTGAATCTGTTTCAGGTAAAGACGCATTAAAATCAGCAGGCAATGTTGGTTTAAGTTTAGCTACCGTAACTGGTCTTGGAGGTCTCGCAGCTGGTGCAGCAAAAGGTGCCACGAAGGTGAAGGGGGTATCTAGCGCAATAAAAGAGATGGCCAAAAAAGCTGGTAAGTCGGGGGATAGTCGCTCAAAATCCCTAAGAAGAATTCTACAAAAAAAGCGGGCAGGAGGAGACTCCAAGATGTTAAAGTCGCTCAAGAGAGATTCTCCACAACGAACAAAAAGACTTGGAGTAAAGTCTAATGGTGGTACCAGCAAATCCTTCAATCGCGGTGATATCGGAGAAAATGGAGAGTTTTCGAAACTGCTGATGATGCCTTCTAAAAGGGCAGCGCGAACGAAGTTGACCGCAAACAAAATTATGCGGAATAAAAAAGGTAT